AGTGGCATTAGCGGTTATAGTGGATTCAGTGGTTCAGGTATCTCTGGTTATAGTGGATTCTCTGGTATTAGCGGTTGGAGTGGCATTAGCGGTTATAGTGGATTCAGTGGTATTTCTGGATGGAGTGGAATTAGCGGATATAGTGGTTTCAGTGGTATTTCTGGTTGGAGTGGCATTAGCGGTTATAGTGGATTCAGTGGTATTTCTGGATGGAGTGGAATTAGCGGTTATAGTGGATTCAGTGGTGGTGCTGGAGGTACTGGAACATCAGGATACAGTGGATTCTCTGGTATTAGTGGTTGGAGTGGTATCTCTGGTTATAGTGGATTCTCTGGTATTAGTGGTTGGAGTGGTATCTCTGGTTATAGTGGTTTCAGTGGTGGTGCTGGAGGTACTGGAACATCAGGATACAGTGGATTCTCTGGTATTAGTGGTTGGTCTGGATATTCAGGTCCAACAACACTCCCGCAAAATAGTCAATCAACTGCGTATACTCTAGTTGCAGGTGATGCTGGTGGGCATATGCTTCACCCATCAGCGGATACAACTGCTCGCACATTCACAATACCTGCAAATGCATCTGTTGCTTATGCTATAGGAACAACGATTTGCTTTGTTAACCAAAATAATGCAGGTGTATTGACAATTGCTATTAACTCTGACACTATGAGACTTGCTGGTGCTGGTACAACAGGATCAAGAACTCTTGCTGCTAATGGTATTGCTACTGCACTTAAAGTTACATCAACTGAATGGATCATTTCTGGAACTGGATTAACTTAACATGGTACAACTAATTCAGGATATTCTCAATCAAGCCGGACAGAGTGGTTACTCTGGATATTCTGGAGCAACTTCTACATCTGGTTATTCTGGTTTCAGTGGAATTTCTGGATATTCTGGTTTCAGTGGAATTTCTGGATATTCTGGTTTCAGTGGTGTATCTGGAATTTCTGGATATTCTGGATTCTCTGGCATAGGAACATCGGGCTACAGTGGATTCAGTGGTACAGGAACATCGGGCTACAGTGGATTCAGTGGTACAGGAACATCGGGCTACAGTGGATTCAGTGGTATCTCTGGTTACAGTGGATTCAGTGGTGGTACTGGAAGTAATGGAACATCGGGCTACAGTGGATTCAGTGGTGGTACTGGAAGTAATGGAACATCGGGCTACAGTGGATTCAGTGGTACAGGAACATCGGGCTACAGTGGATTTTCAGGAACCGCTCCTTCGGGAGTTTTAGCATCAGTACAAATTTTGACATCTGGTTCTAGTGCTACCTACACAAAACCAGCGGGTATCAATTCAATTCAAGTTGAAGTAATTGGTGCTGGTGGTGGAGGAGGTGGTGTTACTGGTGGTGCTTCACAAACTGCTGCGGCGGGCGGCGGTGGGTCTGGAGCATGGTGTACTTTTTTTACAGCATCTCCAAGCAGTACATATACATACACCGTATCTTCCTCTGGTGGTGCTGGTGGAACCGCTGGTGCTAATGATGGAACTGCTGGCGCTGATACCGTATTTGGTTCAGTTACAGCAAAGGGTGGTGCTGGTGGTGGTAATATGGCTACTGGAACAACAGTTATTATTGCTTCCGGTGGCGCTTCTCAAGCTGGAACAACTGGTGGAACAATTAATAGACCGGGTGGTGTTGGTGGAACTGGTTCCCGTTATAGTGGTACACAGAATATTAGTGGTGCTGGTGCTGATCATGCTTTTGGTGTTGGTGGTCAAGCAGTTATTGCTGCTGCTGGAAATAATGCGACTGGTTATGGTGCTGGTGGAAGTGGTGCTGGAACTCAATCTGCGGTTAATAGAGCGGGAGGAAATGGTGCGCCGGGTTTGATCATTGTTTGGGAATACAAATAAATGACTCAAACTCTAAGAACAATATTGTCTACGACATATTACGGAACATCAGGTTATTCTGGATTTAGTGGTGGTGGTAGTTTATCTTCTGGATATTCTGGATTCAGTGGAATCTCTGGCTACAGTGGTTTTTCTGGTATTAGTGGTTATTCTGGTTTTTCAGGAGTGTCTGGTATATCTGGTTATAGTGGAGTTAGTAGTTCTGGAACTTCAGGATATTCCGGTATTGATGGTGGGTCTGGAACTTCAGGATATTCCGGTATTGATGGTGGGTCTGGAACTTCAGGATATTCCGGTTTCTCTGGTACGTCTGGATATAGTGGTTTTACTGGAGGCGGTGGTTCTTCTGGTACGTCTGGATATAGTGGTTTTACTGGAGGCGGTGGTTCTTCTGGTACGTCTGGATATAGTGGTTTTTCTGGTTCTTCAGGCACATCTGGTTATAGTGGTGTATCTGGATCAATATCAAATTCATTAGCTTCTGTTCAAGTCTTAACATCTGGTTCTGCTGCTACTTACACAAAACCAGCAGGTGTCAATTCTATTTTAGTTGAAATGATTGGTGCTGGAGGTGGTGGTGGTGCTGTATCTGGAGGTACTAATAGAACTGCTGCTGGAGGTGGTGGTGGTTCTGGTGCATATGTTATAGCCTTTATTCCTTCAGCAAGTTCTTCATATACCTATACGGTTACAAATACTGGTGGTGCTGGTGGAACTGCTGGTAATAATAATGGAACTGCTGGTGCTGATACTTTGTTTAGTACATATACTGCTAAAGGTGGTAATGGTGGAACTGGAATGGCAAACGGAACTGGTGTTGCTATTGCGGCAGGTGGTACTTCTCAAGCTGGAACTACTGCAACAACTACAAATATTATTGGTATTGATGGTGGAGTTGGGGCGACTGGAGAAAGATATAGTGGCACATTATGTAGAAGTGGTAGAGGAGCCAATCATAAACATGGTGTAGGTGGTTCGGCTGTTCTAAATGCGGCAGGAAATAATGCTACCGGATATGGTGCTGGTGGTAGTGGAGCAGGAACTACAGCAAATACTAACAGAGCAGGTGGTAATGGTGCTCCCGGATTGATCATTGTGTGGGAGTATAAATAATAGGTAGTCTTTCATTATTGGAGCATGAATGAAATATAGCATCGTAATTCCGACATACAATCATTGTGATGACCTTCTCAAGCCCTGTGTCGAATCAATTCTCAAGTACTCAAATCTAGCAGACATCGAACTTATCATCGTTGCCAATGGTTGTAATGATGAAACAGAGTCATATCTGCAATATATCTATGAGTATTTCAAGGTCAGAGGTTTACATCGAAACTTTAGTAGTCACTTCAGTAAGGAGCCTCTTGGTTATGCCAAAGCTACCAATAAAGGTATTGAATTGTCTACAACAGATAGAATCATTTTGTTGAACAATGATACGATACTATTGGATCAAAAACAGAATGAGTGGTTGGATAGATTAGAAGCGCCATTCTTCAATACACCAAATTGTGGAGTATCTTGTGTAGTCAAGGCCCATTCATATCCGGCAGGACATGATTTTGCCATCTTCTTTTGTGTTATGATCGACCGTAAGGTGTTTGATAAAATTGGTTTACTTAACCTTGAATATGGTAAGGGTGCTGGAGAAGATACAGAATTCTGTATTGAGGCAGAAAAGGCTGGATTCACAATTGAAGAATGTATGCCAAAACAAACTGGCGCACCGGGATTGTGGACTGGTCAATTTCCTATTTACCATAAAGGTGAAGGTACTGTTCATGATGCTTCTTTAGTTCCAGATTGGCATGATGTGTTCTTTCAAAATTCACTTCGCATTTCTCGCAAATATAATCCTGCATGGTATCACAATGAACTTCATGGTAATTATGAACGTCACATTTCAATCAAGGGTGAGACTGTACCAATTCGTGAACAAGTTCGTTATATGTGGGCTGGATCAAAGTTGAAGGATAATGAAAGAGTTTTGGAAGTCGGTTGTTCAAATGGATATGGTACACAGTTTCTTCCGAATAATATCAATTATACTGGAGTCGATTACAACTCCAAAGCTATTGCTGCGGCTATTGTAGAAGAATGGAAACCAGATTCTAATTTTGACTTTGTGTGTTCTGACATTTACAATTATGAATTTGATAGGGTTGACACAATCATCGCTTTTGAAATCATCGAGCATATTGAAAAGGGATTGGAATTGGTTGAGTTTTTGAAAACCAAATGTGACCGTTTGTTGATGTCAGTTCCTTATGGAGAACCTCCGGGATTATGGGGTCCACACCACAAGATGCATTGGCTTACTGAAAACCATTTTCCGGGAATGATCTATAAATGGCTTGATATTGATGGTACTATTATGGATCAACCTTCAGCAGATGAGAGTCGTAGGATGTTTGATTTAATGTTGTGTGAATGGACAAGGGGTTAACATGAATAGTATACTATGCTCGATTTCTACCCGTGGTCGTTATGACACAACTTTACCTATGGCAATTCTTGGTGTAATCAACCAAACAATGCTACCAGATGAATTGGTAATTTATGATGACAATGATCAACCTGTTGATTTAAGACAAATTCAACATTACTTCTATCTGCTTCATATGTTGCAGATCAAAGGTATTAAGTGGAGAGTTGAACCCGGTGAAAGAAAGGGTCAACACTTCAATCATCAAAAAGCTAACAAATGTGGTTACAAATGGGTTTGGCGACTAGATGATGATACGGTTGCTGAACCTAATGTGTTGGAAACTCTTTTCAATCACACAGATGATACAGTCGGTGCTGTTGGTGGGTCAGTTTTAACCCCTCCTTTCAATCCTGAACCAATCAACGGCACTGGCAAAATTCAAGACATCTTCAGTGAACCTAACATGCAATGGAGTTATATTGATAAGGTTAAAGAAGTTGATCATCTTCATTGTTCATTCTTGTATAGAGCCGGGGTTGTAGATTACAACCTTAATCTGTCAAGAGTTGCTCATAGAGAAGAAACGTTGTTTACGTACAAACTCAAGAAGAAGGGATATAGGAATTTACTTGTTCCTTGCGTAACTTGGCATATGCGAAATAATCAAGGCGGTATTCGTGATGGACAGGTTGAAATGTTCAATCATGATGAATCAATATTCGTTCAGGAGTTGTCTTTTGATAATGTGACTTCAATCATGCCAAAACAACCTGAACCACCAAAGGTTGATCCTAATAGAGAAGTTGTTGTCATGAATAATGGCCGTGGGGATCACCTAGTATTCAGCCGAGTTTACGAGGATATGAAGGACCGAAATCCTCTCGTATACACCTGTTACCCGGACATTATTCCGGGGGGAAGTATAGCTGAAGCACTAAACTTGTACGGTGACTGCCAACAGTATGATATTTACCGTAAGATGGATGAATGGAATTGGAAGGGTTCTCTGGAAGATGCTTTCAGGAAACTCTATAATGTTCCTAGAAAGGATTGATTATGAAAATTGGTGTAATTACTCCCGTATACAATGATCCACATCTTATGGATGCTATCAAGTGTGTTCAAAATCAGATCTTACCAAAAGAATGTATTATTCACTACATTTTTAATGATGGCGGAAGTAATCATGTTCCTTTTGTTGAAGAACCTGATTTGACAAATATTCGTTTGTATGGTTCTCCCTCTAATCAAGGTATCAGTTTTGCCAGAAATAATTTGATCGACCGGGCGAAAGCTGATGGCTGTACTCATCTCGCTTTTCTTGATTCAGATGATGTTTGGTACGAGAATCATCTTGAAGGTTCACTGATGGATATGGAACTACAAAAATGTGATGTGGTGTATTCACCACCAAAACATATCTTTGTTGAAACTGGTGAACAAGCATGGCCCGCAGGTATTCCATTATCATCAGTATTCATTGGTAAGCAATTCATGTATGGAAACTTCATTCATACAAGTACATTAATTGCGAAGATAGAGTGTTTCGATAAAATCAAATTTGACACTCAGTTAGATGGTCTTGAAGATTGGGATGTGTGGTACTCATTATGGGAAGCTGGATTCAAGTTCTACAAGAGAACGAGTATATCTTCAATTCATAGATTGAAGCGTATTGGTGCGAATTCCCTTGGGATATTGAAACGAGATATATTCAATTTGAAACACAAAACACTTCCATCATTGAAATTGAATCTTGCATGTGGGCCAGATTATATGGAAGATTACATCAATGTTGACAACTATGGTGAATATAAAGTCGATGCCAAATTTGATGTATCGAGTTTACCATTTGATGATAACACAATTGATGAAATCAAAGCATTCCATATCATTGAACACTTTGACTTTTTCGAAGGTCAAAAGGTATTGTCTGAATGGTATCGTGTATTGAAACCCGGTGGGCGTATTTGGATTGAAACTCCAGATTTCCTAGAATCATGCCGAGAATTCGTTAATGAAACTGATGAATCTAAGAGGGTTTTCTTATATGGACATTTCTTCTCTGATCCTTGGATTCCCGGTCAAGCACATAAATTCTTGTTCACTGAAAATCAACTAACCGCTCAACTTGGATGGTGTGGATTTAAGAACGTCAAGAGATTACCTCCAAGTTCACGATATATTCAGTGGCTACCAAAGCATATATTTCTAAACGTAGAGGCGATAAAATGACTGAATACATGGGACTATTTGTTGAAGAGGAAGTAGAAGTTAAAGGATGTTCGACTTGTAAATTTGAAAAGGAAGTAGATCGAGCGGAGTGTAATGCTTGTGCTCGCAGGTGGAATGAAAGTGGTTATTTGTCATATTGTGGATGGGAACCAAAGGAACAAAAATGATTGTTATTGCACCTTATGCCGCTAAGTTACGTTATGGTGATCAAACTAAGCATCCAAAGGAATATCCTCATTGGAAAAGGCTTCTCAATTTAATAAAGGATAAATACCCAGCGGAGACTGTAATTCAGGTAGGAGTTACTGGTGAACAACCACTAATTCAACCATTTCTACAGAATTTGGACATGTCTCATTTGAAGGCACTTTTGGTTTCTTCAAAAACATGGATTTCTGTAGACTCCTTCCTACAACATTATGGATGGTATGTTGGAAAGAAAGGAATCGTTCTTTGGGGACAATCTGATCCAAATATTTTTGGTCATCCAGAGAATGTAAATTTGCTAAAGGATAGATCGTTCCTTAGAGAAAAACAATTCTGGTGGTGGGAGCAATGTGAATATCGACCAGAAGCTTTTGTCGAACCAGAAAAGGTTATCGAAGCATTAGATCAGTTTTTCGTTGATGAACTAAAACAAGAAGAAAAAAGGAATCAACATGACGGAGAGAGTATACGGATGGAAACCTGACGTTCCAGACCATAGAGATTTGATGTATGAACACAATAAGGTAAAAGTTCCAATTTTAGATAAGGTTGACCTTCGTTCAGAAGATGTTGAAATTTGGAATCAAGGCACATTAGGTTCATGTACGGGTCATGCTCTTGCTGCCGCATTTAGCTTTGTGGCTAAAAAAGAAGGTAAACCTATTAATGTATCTCGTTTGTTCATTTACTATAATGAACGTGTAATGGAGAATACTGTAAAGCAAGACGCTGGAGCACATATTCGTGATGGTGTTAAAGTCATGCAAAAGCTTGGCGCACCTGATGAAAAGTATTGGCCTTACAATATTGAAAAGTTTGCGAAAAAACCTTCAATCCGAGCCTTTACAAATGCGAAGAAACATCAGGTTCTTGAATATCGTAGACTTGCAGGTATTGATGATTTCATGGGTGCATTGTCTGCTGGATACCCTGTTGTATTTGGGTTTTCAGTCTATGAGTCGTTTGAAACAGAAGAGGTTGCTAAGACCGGGAATATGGTAATGCCGGGACTAGATGAACGTTGTTTGGGTGGACATGCTGTTACTGCTGTTGGATATGATAAAGAAAAGGATATTGCTATTGTTAGAAATTCATGGGATGTAGCATGGGGTGATAAGGGGTATTTCTATATGCCTCTTGATATGATCAGAAATCCAAATTTGAGTGATGACTTCTGGACTATTACAAAAGTCGAGATTTCATAAATATTACTGTTAGGGCGCAGAAATGCGCCCTTATTTGGGGACAAAAATGATCACATCATACCTAAAAGAAAACCCTATCAAAGTAGCTACAGCCATTATCGTATTTGTTTCTACGATTGTGTCAACTGCCTTTGCTGTTGATAACAGATATGTTAAGGAAACTGATATGGCTGAAGTTAAGCGCAGCATTCAACTTAATGACTTGAATAACGAAAAGAGATTTCTAAGATCGCAAATCTACACTATTGAATCTAAAGTAAGGAAAACACCAGAAGATACTGCTCAATTGAATGATCATAAGAATGAATTACAAAATGTAAATGCAAAGATTATGACATTAAGTAAGTAAGTTGCCAACCTAACCATAATAACAAAGATCGGATTGACAACATGGAGCAAATCAAAACGGCCATAGATGCCGCTGCTATAAATGTATTGAATGATCAACTTCATTCAATGGATGAAAAACATGAGAGTCGATTCAATCGTATTGAAGATAAGATAGATAAAATTGTTGAGATGGCGGCGACTGTTGCAACTGTTCAAGAGAAAACTCAGCAAAACACAATAGATATTAACATGGTTCGTGACAATGTACGTGAGGATATTAATCGACTTGATGATGATGTGAGAGAATTATCAGGTAAAATTGATAAGAGTGTTACTGATAGTCACAATGCTATTACAAAAATCAAGTATACCGTTGATAAATACATTAACATAGGAATTGGTATTGTCCTTGCATGTGGTGTTATGTTTGGAGTTTTGGAATGGGTTGGGCAGTCTTATCTAAACACTTTGAAAGATGATTTTGCATCAATAAAAGCATCAACAGCAGTTAGTACTGCATCTATCAAAGAAGTTCATAATGATATTGATGCATTGAAATTGAAGGTTGATAAGAATACTAATGATTTAGGCACCAAGATTGATAAAGGTGATTTAGAACTTCATGGTAAGATTGACAAAATGAAGGTAGAAAAGGGAAACAAATGACAATTGGATCAAGACAGGAACTAGGAGAATTTTGCCTTAGAGCATTAGGTGCTCCCGTTCACAACGTTGAAGTTGATGATGATCAATTGTCAGATGCCGTTGAGAATGCAATTCAATGGTATCAGGAATATCACTTTGATGGAATTGAACGTGACTACCTTAAACATCAAATCACTTCTGATGATGTCACCAACAGATACATTGATGTTGATGAAGATGTATTTGGCATTATTAGAGTTCTACCTTGGTATCCTGCTTTTGCAGATGGTCTATTTGACATTACATATCAGCTTAGAATGAATGATTTGCGTAACCTCAGTACAGGTACACTTAACTACTTTACAACAACTATGGAGTATCTAAGTCTGTTGGATATTCTATTACGTAAAGAAAAACAATTCAGATTCAACCGTAGAATGAATCGTCTATATCTTGACATCAACTGGACCAGTGATGTTAAGGTTGGAGATTATGTTATTGTCGAATGCTATCGTACAGTCGATCCAGATACCTTCACGGAAGTTTTCAATGATATTTGGTTGAAGAAATATTCGACCGCTCTAGTTAAGAAATATTGGGGCGCTAATCTTAGAAAGTATCAAGGATTAGCACTTCCGGGTGGAGTTATTCTTGATGGTGATAAAATTCATGCAGAGGCAGTCGAAGAAATGAAGCAACTAGAGGATGATGTTATCAATAGACAATCACCAATGTCATTCATAATGGGATAAACGTGGTTTCCCTTGTCAACAAATATTTCAATAAGTCACCTACAAATGAACAGGATTTGCTCCAAGGATTAGTCACGGAGGCAATTCAGATTCAGGGGGTCACATGTTATTACATGCCCCGCAATTTGCAGAATCTTGATTTGGTATTTGGGGAAGATCCAATTTCAAAATTCGATACTGTTCTTCCTATCGAGATGTATATTGAAACATTTGCTGGATGGGAAGGTGCATCTGAGTTCATTTCAAAATTTGGTTTGGAAATCCGTAACAAGTTTAATGTTACTGTTGCAGTTGATCGATGGGAAAAAGAAGTTAAGAAGATCAGCAGCAAGATGTGGGTTTCAAGTCGTCCACAAGAAGGCGATCTTATATATGATAGTATAACAAAGCGCATATTTGAAATCAAATTTGTGAATCAAGATTGGCAGTTTTACCAATTAGGTAAGATGGCGTATGCCTACAGACTTGAGTGTGAAATGTACCAATTCTCTCACGAACAAGTCAGCACTGGTGTTAAAGATATTGATGATGCTGCTAAAGATCGTGACACAAACAAACTTGATTTTCAACTATTGTTGGAGAGTGGTGATTTGCTTCTTCAAGAAAATGAATTCTCTATCTTCTTTGATGGTGGAACTGTGGTTTCACCTTTTGATAGTGGAACCGTATTCCAAGATGAAGGAAAGATCATTGAATTCCATGCTGATGATCCATTTAGGAGTTAATGATGTGGAAAGATGATCCTTACTATCATGGAACGATAAAGAAGGCAGTTATTGCCTTTGGTAATCTATTCGATGGTATATACATCAATTCTCAAGATGCTGCTGGTAAACCTCAACGAGTAATAAAGTGCCCAATATCTTTCGCACCGAAAGAACAATGGTACTATCGGTTAAAGGAAGACCCCGATTTCAAAAACAAGTTTGAAGTTGACCTTCCAAGGCTTTCGTTTGAAATATCTAATATCCAATATTTCCCCGAAAAGAATCTCGGAAATGCTGTCAATTCATTCCTTAAGTCGTGCGGTGGTGATCAGGCTAAGGCATATGTACCAGTATCTTATAGGCTAACTTTTCAGTTATCATCATATTGCAAGAATCAGGAAGATTCTCTTCAAATCCTTGAGCAGATTCTCCCATATTTCAGACCTGCTCTTAATATAACACTTCTTCTCATACCAGAGTTGAATTTCTCATTATCCATTCCAATTACTTTGAGTAGTGTTGAACATGAGGATAACTATCAAGATTTAACAACAAACAGAATGATCATTCAAACATTCACATTCAATATGGACGTAATGTTATTTGGTCCAACAGTTTCTGATGACAAAATCGTTCGTATCAAAGAAGCTATTGTTAATGTTACAACGAATAATACTAATGCAGTTGAAGAAACATATGATGCTGTTGTAAATCCAAGGACAGCAGAGAAAGATGAACCTTATACTATAGATGAAATGTGGACACCTCTATGAAAGATATTGAGAAGATTTTGAATGTTGACCCAATAGAAGTAACGGTGGAATTAAAAAGCGACAATCAATTACCAACTGTACCCCAACCGTCAGAGGTTGTCGCTCCACCATCGAATGAACCAGAAGATGATGATTACGAGTTTATTCGTTCTAACTACTATGACATCATTCATAAAGGAAATGATGCACTAGCCGAGGCACTTGAAGTAGCACGGCAGTCTCAACATCCAAGAGCATTTGAAGTTGTGGCTCAAATGCTTAAGACCCTTGGTGATATTAATCGTCAAGTTATGCAAGCCGCTGAAGATCGTCAAAAGGTTAAGATAGCCAGAAAAGCCGGTGGTGGAAAAGGCCCAACTCAGCAAGCAGTTACAAACATTGACAAAGCAGTATTTGTCGGTAATAGTTCCGACCTGAATGATATGCTTGTTGAGAGAAAGAAGATAAATGAATCTAGTACCTAATCAAATACAGGAATTACTTGAAGAACTAACGTTCAAGTCAAATCCTAATCTTCGTCCATATGGAACAATTATTTCATACACAAAGGAAATGTTCGAGGAACTCGAACGTTGTCGTGATGATCCTATCTACTTCATCCGAAAGTATGTTAAGATTATTCACCCGGATAGAGGACTTGTTCTATTTGATCTCTATGAGTATCAAGAACGAATGGTTCGTTTGTTCCATGATAACAGATATTCAATTAACTTAACTGCTCGCCAAATGGGTAAGACTGCTGTCGCCGCAGCTTATTTCACTTGGTATATTCTGTTCAATCCAAAAAAGACTGTTGCTATTCTTGCAAACAAGCAAGCAACTTCAGACGAAATTCTTCAGAGAATTCGTTTGTCATATGAAAACTTGCCAAAGTGGTTACAACAAGGAGTACGTGTTTTCAATTCTCGTTCTATCTCATTAGAAAATGGAACGAGAGTGTTTTCAGCAGCTACATCATCTGCTGGTATTCGTGGTCGTCAAATTAACGTTTTGTATCTTGACGAATTGGCATTCGTTCAAAACACACAAGCAGAAGCATTCTTTACGTCGGTCTATCCAACAATTATTGCTTCTAAGGAATCAAAGATCATCATTACATCTACTCCAAATGGTTTCAACCATTTCTGGAAGTATTGGAATGATGCTGAGAAAGGAATCAATGGCTTTAAGTATCTAAGATGCCATTGGTGGGAATTGCCGGGTCGTGATAAAAAATGGTATAATGAACAGAAAGCAATTCTTGGTGAAATGAAAGCAGCACAGGAATTGGATGGTGAATTTTTAGGATCATCACGCCAATTGCTAAAGGCATCAACAATGGCAGCTATGTCAGCAGCTATACCTATAAAAGAATATTACCAAGGAGATTATGGTGGGTTCAAGATTTATAAGGAACCCGAAAAAGACCATTTTTATGTGATAACAGTGGATGTATCCAGAGGTAGACACTTGGATGCATCAGCTTTTACGATTTTTGATGTCACAGAATACCCACATACGATTGCTGCAACCTACAATAATCGGGATGTTGCACCACTCATGTATGCAGGAATACTAAATAAAGTACACCGTCAATATAATAATGCCTACATGTTGATCGAAATTAACGATGTAGGGTCACAAGTAGCTGACGAATTATTCTACACATACGAAGTAGAAGAGATGTTTTGGACTAAAACAGGTATGTTTCTTGGCATGAAAGGTGCTGATCCATATCCGGGTATTAGAACAACAAAGAAAACAAAACGTATTGGATGCGCTAATTTAAAGGACATTATTGAGAATCAACAATTGATTATCAATGATGAGAAGTCAATTAGTGAACTTAGTACGTTTGTGCAGTCTGATATTGGTATATGGGAAGCAGACAAAGGATTTAATGATGACCAAGTAGCAACCTTATGGTTGTTTGCATGGTTAGTTACTCAACCTTGGTTTGTTGATTTGACAGATAAGAGTATGAGAGATAAGATCATGCTTGATAAGCTAAAAGAGATTGATGAACAACTTACACCATTTGGATTCATTGAAGATGGCATTCATACTTCAATTGCTGATGATGAGTCTCTATCACTAATCAGATGACCCTATTATAATGCATCTAAGTCCCTGTAACCGACAGTTAATTTTAACCAAAATTCGATTTTCTGTCAAGTTTCAAAAGGGTCAACCAAAAGGTATAAAACCATAAATACAAAAGTGAAGTATGTCACAATTACAAGGAGTTAACACATGCCTATCTTGACATCCCCAACAGTCGCCGTTGTTGAGAAGGACTATTCTCAAGTTGTACCATTTGCCGCTACTGGTGAGGGTGCGATTGCAGGTCGCTTCAACAAAGGCCCAATTCTACAACCAGTCCTCATTTCATCTACTGACGATCTTGAGTCTGTTTTCGGTCGCCCATCGAATGACAATTATGTTGATTGGTTTTCCGCTTACAACTTCCTTCAATATTCTAGCAGTTTGTGGGTCTGCCGTGTCATGGCAGAAGATATGATGAATTCTGCTGCAAAGAAGGGTGGTAATTCACCCGGCGTTCTAGTTACCAATCCAGAAGAGTTCGAAAATCTAGTTCTTAATGCCGATCCCGGACTTGATGCCGCAGGTGAATTCATTGCCAAGGAAACTGGTGCTTTAAGTGATGCTATCAGAGTCATCATGGTTGATAACAAGAGTTGGGCTGCGTTCGCCGCAAACGTCACTGATTTTATCAGTGATGGTCAACACTTGAAAGAATATTGCCGTCTTGGACAACCAAACACAAGTCAACCAGTTATCGATGCAACGGCTAATGATGCCGCTATGGACGAAGTTACCATTTTTGTTGTCGATAAGACTGGTGCGCTCACCGGTGTCGCTGGTCGTATTCTTGAAATGTTTGAAGGTTTGTCAAAGGTTGCAAATGCGGTTGATTTTCAGGGCCGTAACATTCATTACGGTAAGTGGTTGAACCAATTCTCACAATACGTATATTGGAACAAAAACCCTGAAGATATTGGATCAGTTACCATTAGTAATGCAACATCAACTAACTCTCCTACAGATGGATTTTACACTTGGACGTTTACTGTTGCAGATTCATCATTGTTCGCAGCAGGTGAAACTGTAACCGTTTCAGGTGTTTCTGGAACAGGACAAACTTACAATGGCGATCATGTTATTGACACAATTGCCAGTTCGACTTCAATTACTGTGAAGAATGCTGCTGAAGGTGGTACTTATGCTAGTGGTGGTAGTATGTCTGTTAAGACCCCTCTAGCTTGGGGTATTAATATGGATGCTGCATCAAGTGGTACATTCAAGACTCTATCTGCTGATGGTGGTTTAACTGTTGAATATTATGATGAAACAATGGATGGTGGAGATGATGGTGCGGACCTTACTGATGCAGTCAACTTCGCTGCTGCTCTTGAAGAAGCATACAACCTATTCAAGAACAAGGAAACTTATAGTATTTCCTACTTGATTGGTGCTGACTTCCCAATTGCTGCTATGAAGTATTTGATTGATTCTGTTGCTGTCACTCGTCGTGATGCCATCGCTTTCGTTTCACCAAACAACAGTGGCGTTCCATTCTTCGACAAAACTACAATCGTTACAGACCTCTTGAATTGGCGTAGTGTAACGCTCAATGCTAACACTTCATTCGCAGTTATGGACACAGGCTACAAGTATCAATTTGACGGTTACAACCAAGTATATCGTTGGATTCCTCTTGCTGCTGACGTTGCTGGCCTTTGCGCTCGCAATGACTCTGAGTTTGTATCGTGGGCATCGCCGGGTGGATTTACCCGTGGTCAAATCAAGAATGTGTTGAAACTTAGCACGAACGTTGATGAAGCTGCACGTAACAAGTTGTATCCAAAGCAAATCAATGCTGTTGTTTCATTCCCCGGTAAGGGTACGGTATTGTTTGGAGATAGAACTCTCCAATCAAAGCCAAGTGCTTTCCAAAGCATCCACATCCGTAGAATGTTCATCATCATTGAAAAGTCAATTGAAGAAGCTGCGAAGTATCAATTGTTTGAGTTCAACAACCAAACAACTCGTACCTTGTTCATTGGCATGATTGAACCATTCTTGCGTACAGTGAAGGCTGGTGATGGTCTTGACGATTTCCGTATCGTTTGCGACACAACCAACAACACTGATGATGTTATCGCTACAGGTTCATTCGTGGCAGACATCTACGTTAAGCCAGTTTACAGCATTCAATGGGTGGTTCTCAACTTTGTTGCAGTCAAGTCTTCACTACAATTCAATCAGTTTGTTACCTCAAACCCTTGATTTTAGATTTGAAGCGATAAATAACAGAACACATAGGAGTATATAAACATGGCAAATCTAGAGCAATTCAAATCCGTCATTAAGGGTGGAGTACGTCCAAACCAGTTCAGAGTCTTAATCGACTCTGGACCATTTGCCGGTGCAATGACAAACATGCAATATCTATGTCACGCAGCAACACTACCCGGTTCTATTGTTGGTGTTGCCCCTGCGTACCATAGAGGTCGTATGATCCCGCTTGGTGGTGAACGCACATTCAATCCTTGGACAATTACGATCTATGCAGATCAGGCTCTTGCTATCAGAACACTCTTCGAACGTTGGAGTAATGTATTCAATGACTACGAAGATAACACTGGTGAAACTGATCCTACGATTTACAAGGGTTCGGCAATCGTAACACAAATGGAACGTAATGATGATGAAATCAAGCGTTATCACGTAATTGGTATGTTCCCAACTGATGTTGGTGAAATCCAATTGGGTTGGAACGTAAATGATCAACTTGAAGAATTTACAGTTACATTTACAGTTGAGCGTGTTGACCCATTCATGGGATAATTGATTTCCTAACGGAGACTACATAATTGGACTTTACACTTTTTGGTTTACGGTTTGGTGTTAATAAAGAGAAGGACGGAACAGAACAAGTCCGTCCTTCTGTTGTCACACCACAAACTGATGATGGTGCGTTAGTTTCATCTGGTAGTGCTGCTGCATACTATGGCTACTATGTAGACATGGATGGTACAGTCAAGGATGAAATTCAGGCAATTCAACGTTATCGTGAAATCTCATTGTTCCCTGATGTGGACATTGCGATTCAAGATATTGTTAATGAAGTGATTCCTTATGAAGATGAGTCACAACTTGTTACTATTGATCTTGAACGGATCGAAGAATGGTCTGATGACATCAAACACAAGATTGAGCAAGAATTCAAATTCATTTTGACTCTGCTCAACTTTCATGAGAAGGCTTCTGATATTTTCAGGAAATGGTATGTTGATGGTCGTTTGTACTACAACGTCCTTACTGATAAGAATCCGAAGAATGGTATTGCTGAACTTCGTCCAATTGAAGCGACGAAGATCAAGAAAGTTGTTGAAGTAGATAAGGAAAGAACACCAGAGGGTGTTGAAATTGTCAAGGCCATTCGTGAATATTTTGTGTATTCACAGGCTGGTTTTGTTAACAATACAAATACAACAACTGCTGGTACACCAACGATGGCTCAAGGTGTTAAGCTATCAGATGAATCAGTCGTTTACATTCCAAGTGGATTTACTGATCAGAACACTGGAGCAGTTCTAAGTTACTTGCAGAAGGCGTTAAGATCAGCAAACCAACTTAGAATGTTGGAAGATGCTATCGTTATCTATAGATTATCTCGTGCGCCTGAACGTCGTATTTTCTACATTGACGTTGGTACTTTGCCAAAGGCAAAGGCTGAACAATATGTGAAGGATGTTATGAATAGGTATCGTAACAAGTTAGTGTACGATGCTAGAACAGGCGAAATTCGTGATGATAAGAAATACATGTCGATGTTGGAAGATTTCTGGATGCCTCGCCGTGATGGTAACAAAGGTACTGAAATCACAACATTGCAAGGTGCCCAAAATTTGGGCGAGTTGTCTGATGTTGAGTATTTCCAGCACAAACTTTACCATGCGTTGAATATTCCAATTTCGAGAATCATTCCTGAAACTGGTTTCAATCTTGGTAGGTCAACTGAAATTACCCGTGATGAAGTCAAATTCCAGAAGTTCGTCGGTCGTCTACGTCGCAATTTCACCCAATTGTTTTATTCGTTGCTTAAGACGCAACTTATTCTCAAGGGTGTAATGACAGAAGATGACTGGTTCTTAATTAAGGAAAGGATTTCATTCCGCTTTCAGAAAGACAACTTCTTTAGTGAATTGAAGAATGCTGAAATTCTGATGAATCGTGTCACTACCGCTCAAGGTCTTGATTTGATGCTTGGAAAGTATTTCAGCGTTGAATGGGTTGCAAAGAATGTATTCCAAATGACTGATGAAGAGTTTGCCAAGATGCTTGCTCAAGTTGAACAAGAATATGCAGAGCATCCGTGGTGGTTCTCAGCCCGTGCTTTGTTTGACCAACAAGAAGCAATTCGTGAAACACAAGCTGCTCAAATGGCTCAAATGCAACCGGGTGGAATGGGAATGGGAATGGATATGGGACCGCAAATGATGCCACAGGGTCCGGGAACACAAGATCAGAATCAACAGGCGCAATAAGGAGGCGGATAATGCCAGCGAATATTAAAGATATGCTAGATGCATTTAGTTCTGGCGATATGGACGCCGTTCAATCAGCATTTAACGACGTGATGGATGAAAAGCAACTTATTGCAATAGATGTTGTTCGTGATCACGTTGCTCAAAACATGTTCAAGACCGTAACTGGTGATCAGCAAACAGAAGAAACTGTTAATGAAGATGCAGGTACTATTAATGCATTATCAGCCCTTGGAGGAGTTTTGGCTGGTAGTGGATTGGCAGCAGTGGCACTTCCTCATATTCATGGTGCCATTAAACGTGCCCGTGAGCGACGTGAGCAGCTTAAGCATAAGAATGAGTGGCAGCAGCGGTTGCAGCAGCAGCAACAACGTAAGCTTGAGCGTGCTGCTAAAAAAGCTTCCTTAAAAACAGAAGAAACTGTTAATGAGGATACTCCTCCAATTGAACATCGCAGTCTTTATGCTAAGACTTATATGAAGCATGCTAAGACCATATATGATGTTGATGCTGCCAAGAAGAAAGCATATTCTGAAGTGGCTAAGAAACATGGTGATTCTGCCGCTATTGCATTATTCAACTATCATAAGAATAATAGCAACATGTCAGAAAGTGTTCAATTAGATGAAGGTAAGATGGCAGACCTTCATGCCGACATCTCACAACATCTCGATCCTCATATTGATGAATACAAGAAGAACGGTGGTGCAGAACATCTTATGGGCAAGGCGGGACATGTGACAAAGAAGATTGCTGGTTTGCACAATTTGTCACACGAACATGCTAAATATTTCGTACATCAATATCTCGATTCAAAGTTGACCGAAGATACTCTTCCAGCAAAGTTGGCCCCTAATAAACAAATTATGAATAAGCCAGTTGAACCAGAAAAGATGGGTGCTGAAAATACTTCACCGTTTGAAGGTGGGATTAAAAGAACGAAGAAGATTGCTGTAGCAGGAAAGTATGGTTATGAAGCATCTGCTGCTCGCCATCTTGCTAGAATGGGTTTACAAGCACAATTAAATAAGGCAAAGTAAAATGACAGATGCAACAGTTTATTACCATAATAGATCACTAACTCGTGCCATTGTTAAGATAGTTGGTGCGGCTAGTGCTGATACTGCAACTATTAACTTGAATGATGTTGTTCAGGTTGGTCAGTCAGGATTTTCAGGTGTTTCTGGATCAGGGTATAGTGGATTTAGTGGGTATAGATCAAGACTCAATATAACTCAACTTGCATGGTCTTGTGATGCTACTGGGGTTATTACTATTGTACGTAATAATCTTCTCGTCTATAAATTATTTGGTTCTGGTATGATGCCTTATGGATCAACAGAATTTCACGATTATCCTCTGGTTGTTACTTTCACTGGTACAGCCGGTGGAACTCTTGTATTAGAACTCAGCAAGGCTGATGGATATTCTCCTGTTTCTGGTCTTGCAGCTTACGGTTCAGGTGGTGCAGTATGAAACTATTAACAGAACTTTCTCACTCAGTTAAATCAGAAATTAACGAATCTGCTGGTCAGAAGAACTTTTATATCAAAGGTATCTTTGCTCAAGCGGTAAATCCAAACAGAAACTTCAGAGTTTACACGAAGCCTGTTTTGGAATCTGCTGTGACAAAGTTCATGTCATTGGTTCAAAGTAAACGGGCGTTGGGTGAACTTAATCACCCAACTGGTCCAACCATCAATCTTGATAGAGTTTCTCATATCATTGAGAACCTTGAATGGGATGGTGATAACGTATTGGGAGTGGCGAAGGTTATTGACACTCCTATGGGCAACATTGCACGTAAGATCATGGAAGCGGGCGCTCAACTTGGTGTATCTACAAGAGGAGTTGGTTCACTTCGCAAAATGAACAATGGTATTTCAGAAGTCCAAAATGATTACATTCTGAATACTATTGACATTGTTGGTGATCCATCAGCACATGATGCGTGGGTCCAAGGTATTCTTGAAGGAAAGGAATGGTTTATTGATGATGATGGTATCCTTCAAGAAAAGATGGTTAAGCGCATTAAACAAATCAAGAAGATTGATGAAGCACGTTTGTTGAAGGAGTTCAAATTATTCCTCGACTCCGTTGCTACCTTAAGTGAAAACGGTCGTTAATGGGTTAGTGAAAATCACGTTTATATAAATACTACGCAATAAAGGAGTCAGATCAAATGACAACAAAAACCCTAGAACAAAAAATTCGTGATGTGTTGTTAGCCGAAAGTGCTGAACAACCCACCGACCAAAACGACAAGGAATTTGAAACCTTGGGTGAAGGTACGGCTGAAGAAGATAACGCAAAGATCAAAGCCAATCAAGGCAAGAAGCTTGAAAATGATGAAAGTGGTCTAGCTGATGCCAAGGCTGCTGACAGTGGTAAGGGTGATGGTCAGGATGAAAAAACAAAGTCAGACAATGCCAAGATTGAAGCTGGAAAGAGCAAGAAGCTTGGCAATGCCGTCAGTGAAGATAAAGATAAAGATGAAGATGATGATGATGAAGATGATGATGACGATAGTGATGATTACATGGAATCTGCACAGATTGCAAAACATGTAAATGCACTTTTCGAAGGTGAAACTCTATCAGATGAATTCAAGAAGAAAGCCGAAACGATTTTTGAAGCGGCTGTAACCATGTGTGCTGATGCACGTATGGAACAAATTCAAAGAGATTTTGATGACGCTCTCGTTAGCGTCGCAGAAGAAGTTAGAAACGATCTTATCGGTCAAATTGATGGACTGCTCGATTCATTAATCGAGAAATGGGTAGCCGACAACGTTCTAGCACTAGAAAGTGGAGTCAAGAGTGAGGTACTTGAAAACTTTGTTGATGGACTGAAGGACTTGTTCAAGGAAACATACATTGAAATTCCAGAAGAAAAACTCGACCTACTTGATGCACAAGCAGCGCAAATTGCTGAACTTGAAGAAGCAATGATGGATATGCACGAAGTAAACGAAGCATTAGCCGAAGCTGTTATTCAAGCTACAAGCAAGAGAATTCAAGAATCAGTTGGTGAAAACCTTACTGATGTTGAATTTGAAAAGTTTGCTGGATTGTGTGAAGGTATTGAATTCGAGACAGAAGAAACGTATGAGGAAAAGCTAAAGACATTGCTCGATAGTTATTTCCCAAAGAGCAAAGGAACCAGTGTAGTAATTGGCGAAAGCGATACACCAGTAAAGCCTGAAGTGGAAACACATAAGACTCCATCTGTTGTTGAACAATACGCTGCTGCACTAAAGAGTCCGTCATTATTCTAATAAGAGGAGTTATAACAAATGACTACTACCCCACAACAACTACTTGAAAAGTGGAAACCCGTTCTCGATAGCGAAGACGTTGCTCCTATTAAGGACCGCTATCGTCGTATGGTTGTTGCCCGTCTCTTGGAAAACCAAGAAGCTGACAACGTTAATCAACGTCAAATGCTTAATGAAGCTGCACCTGCCAACATTACTGGTAACGTCGATAAGTACGATCCAGTTTTGATCGGTTTGGTCCGTCGTTCAATGCCGTTGCTTTTGGCTTACGACGTTTGCGGTGTTCAACCTATGGCATTGCCTACCGGCCTTGTCTTTGCGTTGAAGAGCCGTTACGTTGACAATGCAACGCTATCAGACGCAACGGAAGCTTTGTTCAATGAAGCTGACAATGCTTACTCTGGTGATTACACCACGAACCCGGGTGATGGTGCTGGCGTTACCCCTTCACAATGGGCCAGTGGTTCAGCAGGTACTTCACCTGTTGATAGTACCGTCGGTCTTGATCCTTGGGATGGTTCACCCGGCTTCGTAGCTGGTGGTGGCCCAACTGGTGCCGGCGCAAAAGGTGGCGCAATGTCAACAACCAAGGCAGAAGGTGTAACACCTGCTGAAATGGGCTTCACCATTGAAAAGCACTCAGTTACTGCTGCAAGCCGTGCTTTGAAGGCTGAATACTCAATCGAAATGGCACAAGACCTTAAGGCTGTTCATGGTCTTGACGCTGAAAGCGAATTGAGCAACATCCTTTCAAGAGAAATCTTGGTCGAAATCAACCGTGAAGTTGTTCGTACCATGATGAAGATTTCAAAGACTGGTTCAGACAGCACTACAACTCCGGGTACATTCGACCTTGATGTTGATGCCAATGGCCGTTGGTCAGTTGAACGCTTCAAAGGCTTGATCTTCAACATTGAACGTGATGCAAACCGTATCGCTCAAACAACCCGTCGTGGTAAGGGTAACTTCATCATCTGTTCTGCCGACGTAGCATCTGCTCTCGTCATGACAGGTCTGTTGTCATATACCCCTGCGATCCAAGCTAACCTTGAAGTTGACCAATCAGCAACTACCTTCGCCGGTGTGTTGAATGGACATTACAAGGTCTACGTTGATCCATATCTTGCTCTTGGAGCATCATCAGCTCACTACTACATGGTAGGTTACAAGGGAACTTCTCCTTATGACGCAGGTATGTTCTACTGCCCATACGTTCCATTGCAACTTCTCCGTGCTGTTGATCCTAACACCTTCCAACCAAAGATCGGTTTCAAGACTCGTTACGGCTTGATCGGAAACCCATTGGCCGGTTTGGATGCTGACTCAGCAAATAACGTTGGTTTGGCCGCTGGTAAGAACGCTTACTATCGTCTATCAAAGGTTGCTAACCTAACCTAATAGCACTCCTGCCAAAGAATAAGTAGAACAAAAGGCAGATGATCAGAGGGCGAACTTCGGTTCGCCCTCTTTTTCTCCCTCTCAGAAACACCCTATCCAAATTTGATTTTTTATTTCATAACTGGTATAATTAGTTATGTGAGTATAGCTATTTTTGCAAGAACAATAACAGGAGTTTTCTATGGATGTGACTCAATCCGTTCTAAGTCAGATTGTCGTTTTCAACAAATACGCAAAATACATTCCTGAAATTAACAGACGTGAGTCTTGGGAAGAATTGTGTGAGCGCAATGCGGCAATGCATATCAAAAAGTTTCCGGCACTAAAAAAGGAAATTCAACAGGTTTATAAGAAGTATGTTTTAACAAAGAAGGTTCTGCCATCAATGCGGTCGATGCAGTTTGGTGGTGTTCCTATAGAGATTTCAAATTCACGGATTTTCAATTGTGCATACATGCCAATGGATCATCCGTTTGCTTTTGCAGAATTGATGTTTTTGTTGTTGGGTGGTTCGGGTGTTGGTTACTCAGTTCAACATCGTCATATTGACAAAATGCCTGTTATCATAGGTCCAACAGAAAAACCAAGACGATTTTTGATTGGTGATAGTATCGAAGGTTGGGCTGATTCAGTTAAGGTTTTGATTAAGGCTTATACCCAAGGAAAGTCTGATCCAGTTTTTGACTTTCGTGACATTCGCCCAAAAGGTGCAAGGTTAGTTACAAGTGGTGGTAAGGCACCCGGTCCCGATCCATTACGTATTTGCTTGGACAAGATTCGTTCAGTATTGAATGGTGCTATTGGTCGTAAACTATTTTCAATTGAAATACATGACATCAATTGTCACATAGCTGATGCAGTTCTATCAGGTGGTATTCGTCGTGCTGCAATGATCTGTGGATTCGATTTCGATGACATGGATATGTTGACTTGCAAAGTTGGTGATTGGTGGGAATTGAATCCTCAACGTGGTCGTGCAAACAACAGTGTTGTATTGAAGCGAGATGAAATCAATGAGGAATACTTCTTCAAGTTGTGGGAAATGGTTCAAATGTCGGGTTCTGGTGAACCCGGATTCTACTGGACGAATGACGAAGATGTGTTTACGAACCCATGTGTAGAGATTTCTCTCTATCCATTCCAGTTTTGTAATCTCACGGAAATCAATGGTTCAGATATTGAATCTCAAGAGGAATTTGAAGAAAGGTGTAAGGCAGCAGCGTTCATTGGAACACTACAAGCTTCATATACTGATTTTCATTACCTTCGCAATAAGTGGAAAGAGCAAACTGAAAAGGAATCACTGATCGGTGTTGGAATCACAGGTATTGCATCTGGTTCTGTTCTTAAGCTTGATATGACAAAAGGTGCAGAGGTTGTAAAGGCAGAGAATGAAAGGGTTGCCGGAATTATAGGCATTCCCGTTGCTGCTAGAACAACTTGTGTGAAACCGTCTGGAACTACAAGTCTTGTTGTTGGTTCTTCATCTGGTATTCATGCTTGGCACAATCCTTATTATCTACGCCGTATGCGTCTTGGTAAGAATGAATCTCTTTACAAATACATGATCGAGCAGTTCCCTGAGTTGATTGAAGATTGTTTCTTCAAGCCTCACTTGGAAGCTGTCCTTTCGATTCCACAGAAGGCTCCAGAAGGTTCTATTTTCAGAAACGAAAGTGCTTTGCATCTGTTGAATCGTGTTAAGAAGGTGAATGAAGAATGGGTTAAAGCTGGTTATCGTTCAGGTGCGAATCATCATAATGTTTCTTGTACGATTTCAATCAAACCTAATGAATGGGAACGGGTTGGTAAGTGGATGTGGGAGAATAAGAATTCATATAACGGAATTGCTGTCCTACCTTATGATGGAGGAACTTACATTCAGGCTCCATTTGCTGATTGTACTGAAGAAGAATTCAACCGTTTAGTTCCATTCTTACATGATATTGATCTAACCAAAGTTAAGGAAGAGGAAGATTCAACCAAGCTTACAGATCAGGCCGCTTGTGCTGGAAATCTCTGCGAGGTTGTATAAATATAGAATATGGAAAACACAGAACTTCGTCGTAAATTCGACCAAAAAACCATTCCTCAAGATTTGCCTGATCTTGTAACGAACAAGGACACTCATATTCGTGAGGACTTCACCAAAAGAGAAACTGCTGTTTTTGCAGCAGAGTGGCTTTTGGAACGTGGCTATATTTTAGCAGAAGGTGAACATGATCTTCATGAAGTTCTAATCAACAAATTCTATGAGGCCAATTATGGCGACGAAAACAATAGATTGCTCCGGGATAACGGTTAAACTATTACAACCTACCAATTATGAACTTGTATTTGGTAGGTTGCCCAATACCGTTTTTGCATGTCAGGAAGTAACTCCTCCAGATGTAACTTTTGGTACGGCGACCGCTGCGTTCTCGGCACATGATGTTCACCTTGAAGGCGAAAAGCTTACCTTTGGAACATTCAAGGCAAAGGTGTTGCATGATGAACAACTCAGTTCATATTTTGAACTTTATAACTGGATGAAACAAATTTCAGTCTTGGGTGCTCATGCGGAATATACATCAGATTGTCACCTGTACCTTGGTTCAAGACGATTCTATATGGAAGGTGTTTATCCTACTGCTCTTCTTAATTCTGTGTTTTCATCAATCTTATCTGATACTCCACCGATGACCTTTGATGTAGAGTTTCAGTTCATTAAGTATGACTTATATTGAAAGTTGACCATGACATTAGAGAATGTGAAGAATGAATGGAAAGAAGATACACGAATAGATCAAACCAAACTCAACGATGAAATAGTCAAGACGCCTAGGCTTCATGCAAAGTATCTTGACTATTTTATTATAGGCCGGGCAAAACGTTCTGAACTGATCAAGAAAATCAATATCGAAAAGAATTTCAAGCGTAAATACTATCGTGGTGAGTTAACTAAAGAGGAACTTCTCGAACGTGCGTTACCACAATGGCAAGGCTTAAAGCCAAGTGCATCTGAACTGAAAGACCTATTTGATCAAGACCCTGATATTTGTGAGTTAAATCAGAAGCTTGATTATTGGAACATCTACGTTGAAACAATCGAATACATTATGAAAAGTATTGGGTCTAGGGGATATGATCTACGTGCATTGTTTGAGTTAAGAAAATTTGAATCTGGAGCATAATGGAAACGGTCAAGCTAAACAAACTTGATGAAACTTGGTTGCATATTGATGCTGATCTAGGTATCGTGTACGAAATTGACACTGAGTTTCAGTATGAAGTGCCTAATGCGAGATTTCACCCAAAGGTGAAGGCTCACATTTGGGATGGTATCATTCATCTTGTGAATGTATACAAGAAGATTTCATATGTTGGTTTGTATAGACAAATTGGGGAATTTTGTGAAGGACTTGGTTACAGAGTTGAGTATGATCCAGATTTGTTTGCCGGAGATACTTCCTTTGATGAAATCAAAGGATATGTTGATTCGTTGAATATTCATTCAAACGATGTTAAGCTTGAAATTAACGATCACCAATATGATGCCATCTTTGAATGTATTTCAAATGATAGAAGGATTATTGAATCTCCAACAGCATCAGGTAAATCGGTGATGGTTTATGCTATCTCTCGATATTACTTGTCCAAAAAGAAGAAGGTATTGATTGTTGCTCCAACAACAGGATTAGTTCTTCAAATGTTCGGAGACTTTCAAGATTATTCTTCTGACAACAAATTCAATGCTGAAAAGTATTGTCACATTATTATGGAGGGTAGAGAGAAGAACTCTCCAAAACCTGTTTTCATTTCAACATGGCAATCTATTTTTCGACAACCAAAAAGTTGGTTTGAACAGTTTGATGTTATCATTGTAGATGAAGTTCATTTGGCGAAGGCTGCTTCTCTTGTTAAGATCATGGAGAATGTAGTTAAGGCCAAGTATCGTTTTGGTTTTACTGGTTCTCTTGATAAGTCATTAACCCATAAGAAAATGCTATCAGCATTGTTCAGTGAGCCAGCCCGTGTTGCTACAACACGACAATTGATAGACCAAGGCAAATTATCAGACATTGAAATCAAAGCATTGGTTCTTCAGTATCCAAAGGAAATCACCAAAATAATGAAGCACTACAATTACGATGAAGAGATAGATTATATTGTTCGTAATCCTAATCGAAATATTTTCATTCGTAAATTGGTATCTGTCTTGAAGGGTAACACATTGGTTCTGTTCAATTTCGTTGAAAAACATGGAGAAATGCTTTTCGAAGAGATAAAGAACAACTGTCCAGATCATCATGTATTCTTCATACATGGCAAGATCGCCGCAGAGGAAAGAGATCGTATTCGAAAATTGACTGAAACTCTTGAGAATGTTATAATAGTAGCATCTTCTGGAACTATGTCTACGGGAACCAATATACGTCGGTTACACAATGTAGTGTTTACTTCTCCAACCAAATCGTTCATCCGTGTGATTCAGTCAATCGGAAGAGGATTACGGTTAGCGGGTGACAAGACCATTCTAAAACTATTCGATATAGCGGACGATTTAAGACATGGAAAAAGAAGAAACTTTGCATTCAAGCACTACGCAATTAGACTCGGATACTATGCCGAAGAACGATTCAACTATGCAATCAGAGAAATCCCCTTCACAGGATGAAGTCGAACAACAAGTAGTTGAAATCTACCCTTGGTTTCCTTCCATTATCAAAATGGAAAGTGGAGAAATGATTGTAGGTGAAGTGAATTATAAACGTGATGAGTTGGGAATGATTGTTATTATGAATCCTATTGTTATAGTTCCACAAAAGCAAGGATTTGCTTTGTATCCGTGGGCACCATTCAGCAGTATCAATAAACCAGTTGTTATCAATACCAAAAGTATTCAATACATGGGTTCTGTTGATAAACCCATTTTGAAAGCGTATGGTAACACTCTAATGAGTATTATGATGACAACTCTTAGAAATCTTACCGCAGAAAGATTGCTTCATAAAGAAGTCCCGGCTAACTTTATAAAAGCCGTTCAAGCAGAAGCAATAACAATCGCTCAAATTATGAATATGAAATATGGAGTAAACGTAGATTTCGAAGAAATTGCTTCTGAGGTTTACGAATTCATACTTGAAAATACGAGTAAACCAAAGGTGATTCAATGACAGAGAAGCTAAACAAAAAACACTATGTTGATAATGAAGCCTTTTACAAAGCGTTAGTTGATAGACGTAAACAGTTGAAGAAACTTAAGAAGAATCAAGAAAGACCACCCGTATCTGAGTACATTGGTGAGTGTATTATCGCAATATGTGAGAATTACTCATTGGTTTGGAAGTTCATTAACTACTCATATCGTGACGATTTGGTTGGTGATGCTATTGAAAATTGTCTACGTGGTATAGATACCTTTGATCCTGACAAATCAAACAAACCATTCTCATACTTCACTATGACTGCTCATAGAGCATTTTTAAGACGAATAAAGGCAGAACATGATGAAGCATATATTAAGGCAAAGTTGATTGAAAAGTTGCCAGAGGAAGATTTGATTGAGTTAGATAATGATACTGGCGAGACTACAAACTTCATGGATAAGATTCGCAAGGATTACTATTTTGATACTGAGGAATATGAACGCAAATTAGACGAAAAGAAAATCAAGGCAAAGCAAGCCAGAGAGTCTAAATTGAGTCAATTTATGGAAACAGATTAATGAGCAAAGTTGCCTTCTTAGGAGATATACATATTGGTTGTAGGCAGGACAGTCAAATTTTTGCCGAACACCATATTAGGTTTTTCGAAGAACAATTCATACCATATCTATTGAAGAATAAGATCAATCGTATCGTTCAATTCGGTGACATTTTTGATCGTAGGAAGTTCGTAAACTTCCAAATTTTAGATATGTGGAAACGCAGAGTATTTGATGTTCTTCGTGAAAATCAAATTGAAGTTAACATTATTGTTGGTAATCATGATGTGGCATACAAGAATACCAATGATGTAAATTCACCTATTCTTTTGTTGAGTGAATACGAAAATATCTTTGTCTACACAGAACCGACTGAGGTTATGTTTGATGATACTATGGCATTGCTTGTTCCGTGGATCAATTCATCTAATGAAAAGGAAGTAGCACAAGCAGTTAAGAAAACAAAGGCACAGCTTTGTTTTGGTCACTTTGAATTCGCTGGCTTTCAGATGGATAAGGGATACACTGTTGAAAGTGGCTTGGATGTTTCTCATTACAAGAAATTTAGTGAGGTCTATTCAGGACACTATCATCACAGGTCGAATGATGGTCATGTTTTCTACCTTGGTATTCCATACCAGATGACGTGGGTTGATTATGGTTCAAAGAAGGGATTTCATATTTGGGATACCAAATCTATGAAGTTGACTTGGATTCATAATCCAAATGAAATCTTTGTGAAGTTAACCTACAATGACTCACATAATCCAGAAGATCATTGGAGAGGGTTTGATACTTCGAATCTTGCTGGTAAGTATATCAAGATAATCGTGGTTAACAAAAAGAACCTCTTTGGTTTCGATCAGTTGATGAGTAGGATATATGCTTCCTCTCCTGCTGATGTTAAAATTATTGAGAATATGATAGATACAGATGTGGATGAAATCGAAGAGGATTTGAATTTGGATGATACATCAGTTGTGCTAGAGAAATACATTGAAGCCTTAGATACTGGATTGAATAAGGATAAATTAAAGCACATGATGAAACAACTGTATGTTGAAGCCATGCATGAAGGAACATTATGATTGTATTTGAGAAAATAACGATGAAGAACTTCATGTCAATCGGTAATGCTCCATTAGAGATTGACTACTTGAAGTCTAAGAGTACACTCGTCACTGCTGCTAATGGTGCTGGTAAGAGTTCTTTGATGACGGATTCCCTTGTCTTTGCTTTGTATGGATACCCATATCGTCCGATTAACAAGCCTCAGTTGATTAATTCAATTAATGGAAAGGGTATGCTTGTTGAAGTAGATTTCAAGGTTGGAAAGACACGATACAAAGTCATTCGTGGCATGAAACCAAATGTATTCAAAATTTTCAAGAATGATAAGCTAATCAATCAGGATGCCGCCGCAAAGGACTATCAAAAGGTATTGGAAAACAATATCCTTAAGATGAACTACCGAACATTTACTCAGGTAGTTATTATGGGTTCTGGTAATTATGTACCATTCATGAAATTGAATCCGGCCCAGCGTAGAGAGTTTATTGAGGATGTATTGGACATCAAAGTATTTTCAGTGATGAATGTTATCCTCAAAGACAAGGTTCGTATTCTCGAAGAGGAAATTCATGACCTTGAACTTGAAATGAAGATGGAGATTGAGCGTATCAATTCTCAAGAGAGATTAATATCCACTCTTGAAAGTGAAAAGGAAATTCGTGTTGCAGACTTGCAATCGAAGATCAAGAAACTAAATGGTGACTTGGTAAACATCCATAAAACATTGGGCAAGGATAAAGATCAACTTGAGAAATTACGAACCAAATTGGTTTCATACGACGATGCTTTGGAAAATCTGACAAAGATTAGAATTGACCGCACAAACATTGAGAATGAGATCGACACCCATAAGAATAATGTTGAGTTCTACAAGAATACTGCTGTGTGTCCAACATGTACTCAGTCGATTGAGGACAATCATCGTCATGTCATGATTAACACTGTTCAGAATCACATTAGTAGTAAGAATGCTGAATTGAGTACAGTTGAATTGACTATTGCTGGCTTAATGAAAAACGTAGAAGATATGAAGAAGATTCAATCTGACATGCTCGATCTACAAGCCAAGATGGGAGAATTACAAACACAATCAGAGGCAATCGTTCGACTAATAGAAACGCATCAACAACAGATAACAGAAGCACAGACCAATAATACATCTGTAAATGCGGAGAAAACCAAGTTGAAGGGTATGGCAAAGGTAGTGTTAGAAAAGAACAAAAAGAAACAGGAGAAGTTAGAGCAGCAAAAGTACTTTGAAGTAGCTGCAATTCTTCTCAAAGACTCTGGCATTAAAACGAAGATCATACGTCAGTATGTACCGATCTTCAATAAACTCATTAACAGTTTTCTACAACAACTTGATTTATTTGTCTCCTTCAATTTGGATGAAAATTTTAATGAGACTGTCAAGAGTAGGCACCGAGACTCATTTACTTATGAGTCATTCAGTGAAGGGGAAAAGCAACGTATTGATTTGGCTCTTGCTTTCACGTTCAGAACAATTGCACGATTGAAGAATGCAGTTAACGTGAATGTCTTGATTCTTGATGAAGTATTAGATCAATCGTTGGATGGAACTGGTATTGACTTGTTTTTCAAGTTGATTGATGATCTCGAAAAGACAAACTTGTTTGTCATTTCGCACCGTGAGGGGGTTGAAGATAAGTTTGCCAGAACAATCAAGCTAGTTAAGAAAAACAACTTTACAGTAATTGAATAGGATTAAAAATGAACGTATTTAAGAAGTTACTTTTGGCGTTTGGTCTTGCCGCTTCTGTTGTGTTACCAGTTGGCGCAACAACGGTTTGGACTAGGTATGACATACCATCCGTGGTTGCATCAGTACCAATTGATTCAATCACAACACCTGCATATACGTGGTCACACCAGTCAAATGCAACCGTATCGACTATTACCAGCCCATATTTCACATGGCAAGGCAATGTGATTGCCACATCTGATGTTGATGTTCAGCCTCCATTGACTGCAACTGAACAAGTTCTTGAACTCGACTTTGCATCAACTGGATATTTGCGTGACACCAATATCGGCCATTTCGCCATTGCTTTGAGATCAAAAGCTACACCACACTCTCTTGAGGGTATAGGCATCATTATTGGTAACGTGACATCATACCAAGAGTTTTCTCCATCGTATTCTGATCTATGTACCCGAACTAACTATCCTTCACAGATTGCGATTGAGTTATTTTGGATCGGCGGAAATTGTGTGTATGGTTCAACAACTGGATCACCAAAGTTGAAGGATTTTACACCTTACAGAGTAACAGTCGCTTCTGGTAGAAATGCTGATGGCTCTGGATACATTCGCTATCTTTTGCAAGAAAAGGTTGGATCAACATACGTTTGGTTGGATGACAAGCGAGTTGATTTGGGAAAGGATGTTCCTCCATACACAGGATGGTTTATCGGTGAAGTATTTTCAACACATGGATGGACTTTCGAATTCAAGCATGTCAAGGAATATTGGGTAACACCGTAATCCGTAGTTGACAAAATATGTCGGATCAAGCAAAATATGCCTGATCCGGCATAAATACAGAGGGAGAACCCCTACTTGACAATAATTCCCCAATTTGCTATAATTAGAAGGTAATTGTAACAACTCTTTGAGGAACTATGGCGATCATTACTATGGAACGTCCTGATGTTAGGACAGATTTGACAAATGCCGTTCGATTTTCAATGGCGCAGGATAGCCTTGGCAAATTGGTTTACATGCTTGGCAATTCTCTATACTCAGATAAGGAATATGCAGTAATCAGTGAACTTTGTGCCAATGCTTATGACATTCACAAGGTTACTGGTAAGGGTCATCTACCAATCAAGGTTGACCTTCCAAACCAACTCAATCCAGAATTCGTGGTTCGTGATTACGGCACTGGTTTGTCTTATGAAGATGTACTCCAATTCCTCACGGCTTTTGGTGCATCATCTAAGACCGATTCAAATGAAGAAATTGGATATTGGGGACTTGGCAGCAAGTCGCCAACTGCTGTCACGGATCAATGGTCTATCATTTCTTACCACAAAGGTAAGCAAACCAACTACGAAGTATTTGTCGATGATACCGGCATTCCGGCTTTGTCAAAGGTTTTCGAGAAAGATACCGATCAAGTCGGTCTTGAAGTACGTGTACCTGTGCGTAAGGGTAACTTTGACGTTTGGAATAAGGCAGCATCAAAGGCATTCAAGTGGTATGATGTTCAACCGAAGTTGAACACTTCCATTCTTATTCCGAAAGTCAACATTACTGAAATGGGTAATAAGTGGGCATTCGCCTCGTCGCCTAACTATAATTACAATAACAATCAAAGCAAGATTTACGTTATCACAACCCTTCGTGAATACGAACTTGACATGAATCTTGTCAGTCAACGTGTTATAAAGGATGATCACGTACACTCGTTTCTCAAGTCCTTTATTGAGAGAAACACCCAAAATAATTTGTACTTGTTTTTTGATGTTGGTGATATTGATGTGAGTATCTCACGAGAACAACTTCAATACAACATCAAAACCCTAAATTCAATTGTCACTAGACTTGAAGAGGTTGTGGCTCATGTGTGGAATCAACTTGAGCGTGATGTAAAGGCTGCTGAACCACACGATCTGATTTCTTATCGTGAATCTCTTGCTAAATTGTGGGAAAAGTATGATTTCAAACACTTGTTCAAGATGTTTGACGATATATATGACTTTGACAACAAGTTCAATATCTCGGATATTCCATCTGGTTTCAGGCAAATTGAAATCTTTGATACTGTTAACGAAAAGTTTACCATTATTACATCCGGTAGAACTCAAAGAATTTTGAGTGATACGCTTGGTTCACGACACTATACTAATGCACGATTTTATCGTGCATCTAGTGATAGAAAAAAGATCAGTTGGCAGTTCAATGCGGCGCATTTGAAGAATTACGTTTTTGTCAAGAACGATGTTCGTAATGTATATGCTCGGACTCGTCATGCGTCTAATAGTGGTGGGTATCTACACAAACCAATGATTGTTGTTAATGATGTTAGTCCGTATGCCAACTTTACTTGCATTAATGGTTCATCATTGCCGGTCCCGCCATCTATTGATGGTATTAAGATTAACGAGTCGGTTTATGTTTGGCAGAGTTATTGGCATAAGGCGAGAGGTAAACTCAACAAAACTAAATTAGATATGTTCCTTGTTGAAAACAAGAACGCTCTTGATAAGGTTGTATTCATCAAGGTAAAGTATGTAAGAGACGCATACCTTATGTGTGATCAGCGTTCTTTTTCTGATAAATTGAAGTTGCTGAAGAACTATGGTTACATCATTGTTTTCTCTCGTAATGATCCACCAAAGAAACAGAAATGGTTGAGTGTTGAAAAAGCAGCAAAACAAATGATTGAAGTTTTACATGATGCTGTTAAGAGGCATAATGCTGTTGAGAAAGTTGCCTTTCAACAAGGTATGCAGATGTTCAATCATAGTTTATTCAAGCAAATTGGATTTTGGATTTTGAATCTTCAACCAAAATCAAAGGAATGGAAAAAGACAGTAAAACCATTCAAACAATTCATTGACTATTATCGTGAACACAAAACAACAAATGTTGAAGTTGACCGACAATACAAAGAAGAAGTTGATGCATTAAGCCGTGTTGCAAGCGTGTTTGAACTAAACAATCCTCTTCTCAATACTGAAATTCAACTTGATGTTTTCAATAAGGTTCGGGATGATTTGGTAAAAAGGTATCCATTGTTGGCAATGTGTTATTCAGTCACTCTTCAAGAAGGATTGGATAACGTATCTAATTACGTGGATTTAATTGACGCTACATATTAATAGGAGTAAAAATGACTGCATATTCAAAAATCGTTTCATCAAAGAGTATTACTTTGTTGAACATGGAAACTGGTGAGACTACAAGAATCTCGTCTGATCACGCTCGATTCAATGAAGCCCTCGCTCTTTTGAAAGAAGGTAATTACGAAGCCGTCGCCGCCATTACTACAAAGGGTGCGTTGAAGCGTATGGCTGAGAAGAGTGCTGATCTTGTCGATGGTCCGCTTCGCATTGAATTTGATGGACAAACTGTTTCTGTTAGTTATAATAACGGAAGTGAATTTGAGCCATTGAACAATGCGCTGACTGATCGTATCATCAGGATGGCGGAAGATGGTTTCTCTATCGCTCCGATGATGAAGTTCTTGAGAAATCTCTTGAAGAATCCATCAAAGACTGCTGTTGATGAACTCTATCTGTTCTTGGAAGCTACTAATCTTCCGATCACGGATGATGGTGAGTTTATTGCCTACAAGATTGTCCGTAGAGATTACACTTCCCATCATGATCGCAAGTTCATGAATCAACCGGGTACTGTGGTTGAAATGCCACGTAACAAGGTTGATGAATCTCGTCATAACACTTGTTCGTATGGTCTGCATTTCTGTAGCAAGGAATATCTCCGTAGCTATGGTTGCACCAGTGATAACTCTGATCGTTTGGTTCTTGTCAAGATCAACCCGGCTGATGTTGTCACGATCCCTTCTGACTACAACAATGCCAAGGGTCGTGCTTGCAAATATTTGATTTGGAAGGACATCACCGAAGATAACTGGCGTGACAAGTATTTTGGTCAAGACTACAATCGTGCTTCTGTTGAATGTGGATTTGATGAAGATGAAGAATTCGAAGAGGTTGAAGAAGATCACAGCTATAATTACCATGATAAGCCAGAAGAGGAATATCATGTTTGCTGGCACTGTGGTTCAGAGGATACTGACTTTGTTGAAACCGAAAGTCGCTACAGTAGTAACTACGACAAGTATCATTGCAATACTTGTGGTTTGAACTTCTATGAAAGGGCTTTTAATGACTAAGAAGAGGGATAAACCTGTTGACATGGTAAATAGTCCGCCCCATTACAACGCTCATCCAAGTGGTGTTGAGTGTATTCAGGTGGTGGAACACATGCCATATAACATTGGTAATGCTATCAAGTATCTTTGGAGAAGTGAACACAAGGGTAAATTTGAAGAAGATATGAAAAAGGCTATTTGGTACATCAATCGTGAAATCGAGCGCCGAGCAAAGCTTGATGCTTTAGCGAAGTAATGAAACCAAAACCACATATCTACTGGAGAAATGGGCGATGGGTCATGGTTAAAGGTGATGACCCATTGCAAAACTTTTGGACAAGCAAATGGATAGGTCGCTGGTTACTGCTTAATGGGAAAGCTTTTGGACAAGGAAAATAATCATGGGTAAAATGAAAGCATGGCGCAAGCCAAGTGGAATTAAACGTGAGCCTTATCAGGCCCGCAGGATGAAGAATGTGTTGATGACAATTGGTAATATGCCCAAGTATCCAACTCCATTGCTTTGTAAGTTGTTTGATAAGGCCGGGATTGAGTACAATAAATTTGACAAAAACCCCGAGCCTGTGGTAGACTCGACAAGTGAAAATGAAAATGGAGTTGTGAATGAAACTGTCTGAGCGAACGTTAACCATCTTTAAAAACTTTGCGGCGATTAATCCCAACTTGCTCATCCATCCGGGTAGCAAGTTAGATACTTGGATTGCGACCTATTCAGTCATGGCTGAAACAAAGGTCGAGGAAGATTTCCCTTGCGAATTTGGCATCTTCAACCTAGTTGAGTTCTTGGGTGTGTATAGCTTGTTTTCGAAACCCGATCTCACATTTACGGCAACAGATGTTACGATTCAAGAAGGAAAGAGCAAGATTCGTTATGTAGCTGCTGATAAGTCAATGTTGGTCTATCCGAATAAGGCACTCAAAATGCCGACACCGGAAGTGACTTTCCAGCTTGGGAATACACAACTTGCTCAAGTGCTGAAGGCGTCATCTGCATTGAGTGTTGGTGATCTGGCTATCATTGGTGATGGCAAGAAAGTCATACTTAAGGTCTACGACAAAAAGAACCCTTCTTCTAATGAACACACACTTGATTTGGGTGTTAAGAATGTGGCGAAGTTTGATGTCAAGTTTAGGATTGAAAACTTCAAGCAACTACCCGATGATTATGAAGTGTCCATTAGTAGTAAGTTGATTTCACGTTTTGTCGGAAAGAACAATGCAGTTACATACTACATTGCTCCCGAAAAGGAAAGCGTGTTTGAATAACAGGAGAATCGTATGAGGCGCAAGAAGGCAAAGGAACTCAGGAAGATTGCGAAGATGTTTGCAGCAAATTTCGGTCAACCTGATAATTGGCGAAAGGCTTATCGCAATGGTAAGCGTATTTACGTAACTAAAGGTAGGAGTATTTGAATGACAAAGAAGATTCGTGTTGGTGGTTTTGTGAACATTCCTGTTGGAACTAGAGTATCTAAGAATGGACTCACTACAAAGCGTACAATCGCTACAACTGTAAAGGTTCTTGATTTGGATTATACTGCGGCAGGTAAGCCCAAGGTATTTTGGAAGAGCCACGGTTACAGAGCAAGCGCAGTTTTGGGTTAATTCTCCCTCTGTAGCAAAAAAGCTTGACAAATATTTCCGTTTTTGGTATAATTCGTACTAAATACTGAATAAGGGAACAGGGTATTGACAGAAATTCCAATTTATGTCATACTTCTGTTCCTTAACCGAATTGTTTGCTAGGGTATTGACAAATAATCAGACTTCTGGCATAATAGCACTTTAACTGGAAACAAACGTATGTATATCTCCCGACTCACCTATAACGTAAGCATATTGCTGAAAGAGTGGCAGCACGGGATTTGTGCACCCACATTTTCAGGTAATGATGCAACAATCGGGATTTGTATGTGATGTAGTGCCTAGATAAGACACACACAGAATACAAATCCCAAGACTCTGATCTTGGGATTTGTGTTTTGGGCAACCGAAATACCGCTCTTTAACAATTAGCAACCTTATTTTTGGGTGAAGTGATGCCTTGGTGTCACTTCACCCACTGTAGGGGAGACGCACGACTGGAATGTGTATCCGGCTTTGAACCGGAGTCTTTGTGGGTTCGAATCCCTCCTCCCCCGCCATCTTTGATGGCAATTAGTACGAGAGTACTACGCTCCGCAGAATCCGAGCAAGGTGCATGGACGTGACTGTTAATCACTGGATAGAGTGGTTCGATTCCACTGTGCGGAGCATAGTATTTTCGATAAAGGATTCTTTATGAATAAAGAAGATGGAATATATCTTGATAACAAGATATTCGATCAAGCAAGTATAGATAAAGTAATACTTGACAAGTCTATATCATTATGGTACTATATGACTCCAACTGGGTTGGAAGGTCCGTATGTATCAAAGGATGTTATAGCTTCAATGGTGAAGGTAACTTAATTGGTAGAGGCTCTGACTGTGAATCAGAGAGGTGCGAGATCGTGGCTCGTCCTTCACCCCAAAGAATATATGGCTCTCGGGTCTGCATGGTGTGGACACCGGCCTGTCACGTCGGAAGTCAGTGGGGATCGTTACCCCAGAGAGTCGCCAGAATTATGCTAACTTAGCTGATACGGTTATAGCAGGGGTCTGAAGAGCCTCGGAAACACGTTCGACTCGTGTAGTTAGCACCAAAATTTACGGCCAAGTCGCCCAAGAGGAAGAGGCATTTCTCTCATAAGGAAAACGTGGTGTGATTTCAAGTATCACCTTGGCTACCATAATTTGGGGAAGCGCCCTTGGGGGCACTTTGTGTAACCTGTTTTTAGGTTAACTTCTGCAATCAATTATAAATGTAGGTTCGACTCCTATCTTCCCCGCCAAGTTTTAATGCACCTGTCATCTAAGTTAAAGGCAAGATGCTCTCTTGATGGGGGAGTCATATTGGTTCGATTCCAATCGGGTGTACCAGTTTAGTTTGTTAGATCAGTGAGGAAAGTAAGCTGATTCGTGACGGTTCTAATTCCATGAGTACGATTCAGGAAAATGCGAATAATGTTGGTTCAACTCCAACCAAACTAATTAGTAATGGGGTATGGGACTGCTTGGAGTGGTCGTCTGCCTTGCAAGCAGAATATCAGGTGAGTTCGAATCTCACATGCTCCACCATTTTGTAGTATGTTATGAACTGTGTTTGCGCCAACAGGCACAGTGGACTAAGCTTCTTTACGTTTCAATCATCATTGGCGTGATGAAAGATTCGCAAAAATTGTATCGTCTAATTGGATAGGACACCTGTCGTAAAACGGGGAATGTAGGTTCGAACCCTACTACAACACTAAAGAACACAGTTCATAACATATTTTAGGATAGTTTCAGCAATATCTCTTTATGGAAAAGAACGCTATCCTGTTTTGCCCTTGTGATCTAATGGTAAATTGGCACAGCCGACAGATTCAAAATCTGTGATTCTTGGTGGTTCGACTCCACTCAAGGGCACCAAAGTTTTGCGCCTACGTGCAGGGAATTTATGGTAGACCGGCAATGTTGAGAACATTGTGGCTCAAAAGGCGTGGTGGTTCGAATCCACTCGTAGGCACCAGTTTTAGGATCGGTTCAGCAATCAAATTCTAACTGTAAATAGAAACCAAAGTCGATCCTGTTATTTTGGCGAAGTTAGCCGAATCGGCATAGCGGCAGCGGTCTTGAAAACCGAAGGCTCAGAAATGGGTGTGTGAGTTCGAGTCTCACCTTCGCCGCCAGAATACGGAGTGTAGGTTAGTCAGGTCAAATCACCTCGTTTGGGGCGAGGACGCCGCAGGTTCGAATCCTGCCACTCCGACCATTTAATACTTGACAAATAATCAGGTATTTGTTACGATAGTAGGTATGAATGAAAGTTCATACTAGAGTGCATTGAGTTTTGGTTCGTCCTCCTTTCTACAGACCTATGATTGATCTGCCAGTGGCATCAATTATGTCTCCACCGACTCAATGCATTCTAGTATGAACTAAATGGGGGCATGGCCTCATTAGAATAAGCGCAGCAATGCGCCCAAAGCAGCAACGTCCTACACGTCTGCGCCACTTGTGGTTCATCTATGCAAGCCAGCGTCGGCCCGTGAGGGTCTCGTCGGGAACAAAACTCCCGGCGATAACAAAAACGCAAGTGTAGTGGAAAGAATGTCCGCTTACAAGCCTGTATTCAGTTCGGCTGGACAGGGAACTTGAGCGAACAGAGAGAAACGGGTGGTGCCGTCCTCACTACAAAACCAACTTGTCATTTGGTAGACGAAAGGGTAGTGTTGTTGTCCGAGAGATTGCACTCAAGGGCTTCAGCGCAATACAATTGGTTTCGGGACACATGATTAATAGTGTGGACTGAAATCGAGAAGTATGACTGATTATCCGGCAGGAGAAAGGTACGTAGTGGGTTGTATATCGTGGAACAAAATTCTGCGAAGCAACAGGAGTAGCCCATTACAGTGGGTTGCGATATAGCCAAATGGTAAGGCATCTGTATATTAAACAGAGTATTGATGGTTCGATCCCATCTATCACTTTCAAAAACGCAAAGTCTGCTCCGGTTGTATGCGAAAGGCATCTAACGCTTGAAGATTCGTCTAATCAAGCTTGCTTCTCACTCGCAAGGTGAAGGCAATTTATGTCGAAGGTTTCGTAAGGGGTTAGCGCCTCTGAATGGCTCGCAAGGTCAACGGTATCAAAGGCATAGAGTAGCATACAGTCACGTACCAAAAGCTAGGTACTCAAACTCAGCGATGCAGCAAGTAGACTTGATCACTTATGTTTGGATCAAGTGGATGTCGTCAGAAGGCAGTTCCGCAAGAGTTGCCGTAATAGACGAGGTACTTGCAGGTAATGATGTAATCTCAGTCATACCACTACACCAAAGCACATTGAACGCAGTGTTCTTTGTTGTGGAATTTGCTCCTGTAGCATAACGGTCAATGCTCCCGCCTTATAAGCGGGCGATGCCTCTAGATGAGGGGATGATGTAGGTTCGAATCCTACCGGGAGTACCAAAATTATATAGGTGTCGCATAGCGGCGATTGCAACGGTCTCCAAAACCGTCTACGAAAGTTCATCGGGAGTTCGAGTCTCTCCACCTATGCCAGAATTAGAGTATTTTGACAGGGATAAAACTTTGATGGTGAAGTCCTGCCTCTTAAGCAGCGAGAACCGGTTTCGAGTCCCGGTATCCCTACCAGTTTTATAGGATCGTTTCAGCAAACATTATATTTTGCCTGTTAGCAAACCAAAAAAGCGATCCTGATTTATACGGAAGATTGGCAGAGTGGCCGATTGCAGAAGTTTGCTAAACTTCAGGTTGGCGAAAGCTGGCCCACAGGTTCGAATCCTGTATCTTCCGCCAGAATGCATAGGTGCCAGTGACCTCTAAATACTGGACGGGGAGCCTACCAACATGTACCGGAAGGCCGGAGCGAGGGTTACGTTCCTCGCAGCTATTCAATGTACCGTTGACCGAGAGGCTAGGTTACAGTCTGCAAAACTGCTACACACAGGTTCAAATCCTGTACGGTACTCCAAGATAAGGAAGTAGTATGAGTAAAAATGATGTTACAGGCGATGAAATTGTTACCCATCCATCGTCACAAAAATATCGTGATGGGTGGGATAGAATCTTCAAGAAAGAAAAGTCTGTAACGCAGCAAGATATGTCATCGTCGTCTAATTGGCCTAGGACCAGTGACCTTCAATCACCGAAATGCGAGTTCAAATCTCGTCGATGACTCCAGAATAAAGGATTGTGTATGCATCATAAACGTGGTCGTGCAAAGAATCAACGCTCTGGTTGTTTGATGTGCAAATCAAACAAGGCTAATGGCGCTAGAAAACTTGAACTAGGTCATGGTGGTTTTGGCAAGCTTAGAGATACAATTCATGCGATTTACGATATGGTTGAATACAGAAAGACAGGAGATTAATGCGGGTGTGGCATATTGGCTGTGTCCTAGCCTTCCAAGCTAGTCAAGCGAGTTCGATTCTCGCCATCCGCTCCATTTTAATTCCCGTGTAGTTTAATGGTAGAACATTACCGTGACATGGTAAAGACGGTGGCTCGAATCCACTCATGGGAACCAAGATTTGCCCGGTTAGTTTAATGGTAAAACGCCGCCCTTACAAGACGGATAGCGGGAGTTCGATTCTCTCACTGGGCACCAAACAATGGGACTGAAGCTTTGGTGGTGAAGCAGCGGGCTTTTAACCCGCAGAAGCGAGTTCGATCCTCGACAGTCCTACCAAATGGAGATTTATAATGCGAAGCTTTGAAAAATTCATGGGTCCAGATTTCAACGAACAACCATTGCCGACGTATGAAGAACTTGAGCAAGAGAAAGTACGTCTCAAAAAGTTGATTGAACGTCATAAGAAAAAGGGTCATGGATTAGGTGCATTAAAATTCGATATGAATGCACTTAACAATGTGTTGTATAGCCAAAAGAATGGTCTTTACATCCTAACCAAAGAAGAAGCAAACTATCGCAAAGAATACGATCAGAAGTGTCGTGAGTATGAAGCACTTGTGCAATCGGAATTAGATCAGGATGAACTTAGTTTAATTGCATACTAACTCCTCGTAGCTTAACTGGACTTAAAGCCCGTGACTACGAATCACGAAGATGGGGGTTCGAATCCCTTCGAGGGGTCCAATCTTCTAATCTCTGCGCTTAACACGGTTGGTGCAACGCCGACGGTTGGGTTCAGTGCTTTAGCGCAGACATTAGATGATTTTTGAGTGTACTTGAGAAACTCTAAATATCTGACCAAGAGACAGCAGGTATTGTGTACAAATCTTGCTTGATTTGTCAGTGAAGAGTGTAAGACTACACTCAATGGGTCGGCGGCAGAGACGGTGGTTCTGCGGCAGTCTGTAAAATTGCTCCCTCGTGGTTAACGTTGTTGGTTCGAATCCAACCCGGCCCACCACATTTAAGGAAACTGTATGTTTGAGAAGTGTCGTAATTCAAAGAAACAAGGTGATGCTGGTATGGGTCACGCTATTGCGACATTCACGATGATGGGATATATGGTTTCAATACCGTTAACAGATAGTCAAGACTACGATCTTATTGTTGAAGTTGATGGTAAGTTGTATAAAGTTCAAGTGAGAACTACCCGATTCAAGTCACCATCAGGTTCTTATACTGCTAATTTGAAAATGACAGGTGGTAATTCCAAAGTGAATTACATTCATAAGAAAGGCAATGAATTGGTGTATGATTACTTGTATATTCTTGCTGATAATGGTGATAGTTGGTTCATACCGAAATCTGCAATTAAAAATTTGGTGAGTGGTATCACACTCGGAATCAAATACGACGAATATAAGATTAAGCCTCTATAAGCTAGTTGGAAAACTGCTTCCTTGGTATGGAAGTATCTCGGGTTCGAATCCTGATGGGGGCACCAAAGAAAGACATGTATGCAATATGCTCCAAATGCAATTCCAAGATATACAGGTGAAACATTCACTGATTATGAACATGGTTTCTCTGGATACAATCCAAACGATCCCGAAAAGGTATCACGTAATCCAGATGGTTCAATGTTGGTTTCGTATATTACATACAGAGTGTATGAGGTAGATTTAGCGTGTGGACACGTAGGACGATTTTATTCAACTGGATGGATGTCTGGTTCTTGTCCATGTCCAATATGCGAAAAAGTTTCTTAGGATGTTTACAGCAAACAATATGATCACCACAAGCCAAATTTTGTCTTGATCGACAAAGAACATCCTGTTAGTTTTAGGATCAATCCAGCAATCAAATCTACTAGAGCGTAGTAACAAGCAACAACGTCTGCTTGTAAAAATGTCGGGAACTTGATCCTGTTTATTCATGCCCATGTGATCATATGGCAAATTGGCACAGCCGACAGCCTTAGAAGCTGCGATTCTTGGTGGTTCGAATCCACTCATGGGCACCAAATAATTTGTAATGGAGATTTGTGTACGATAAGATAATGCCCGTGTGGTGAAATTAGGTAGACACAAGGGACTTAAAATCCCTCGACTTCGGTCATGTCGGTTCGATCCCGACCTCGGGCACCAAACAATATGCCTCTAAAGCATTGCTGGCGATGCACGGGTTTTGTAAGCCTGTGAACTGGGTTCGATTCCTAGTGGGGGCACCAAATATTTTGTAATGAGAGGTATGTGATGAGTCAAAAGATGCAAGCTGAAACCAATAGAATAATCCTTGAAAAGATCGTTAATATGGTTCAACCAGATTCAGCAAGGTGTTACGTTCGTGATGGTCGTTGGACTCCTGTTGCTCGGTATGTATGGAGTAATATATGCCATCGTGATGTTCTCAGTAAAAAGTCACGTAGAGAACTTTCGGAGTTTGATTGGATCGAGGAATTGAAGATTGGACTGGAAGTTCGTCGGATCGAAGAAATGGTTGATCTGCTTGTTCTCGTATCTCGTCGTTCCGTAGTTCAACGTTAAACAATGGTCGATTAGCTGAGATGGATTAGCAGAGTCTTGATAAGGCTCAGAGGTTGGATCGTTACCAACATCGACTACCATGTATTGACAAATAATCCCCATTATGGTATTATATAGACTCCTACATAGGAGAATGACATGATGAAAATGGGAAGTTGGTGGATTAGAAGTAAAAGTGATCCTCGATGGAATACTGACGGTCGATGTATCGTTGGTGGATTTTGTATGCCACAGGAGTGTGAAGATACCATTGACAAACTGAAAAAAGTTTTAGGTGAGCCTCCAGAGGATTTAACTTGCAACTATATGAAAGATTAAGACTGATGATGTTTAGTGAAGAAGAATATCAAGGCGACATGCTTAACCATAATGACACGTTGGTTCTTCAAAACGAAGAATATTTAACTGACTTGAGTGCCTTATCTATGGCACTCAAGTTTCTTTCTCGTAGATGCGAGGAACAAGGATTTTACAGTCCTAATAGGCAACCGATTGTTCTTGAAGGATTGAAGATCGCTGATAAATACTCAAAGCCTTGTTAACATAGTGGTAGTGTAGTGGTTTCGTAATCCACTAGCGGGAGTTCGATTCTCTCACAGGGCACCAAAAGAAAGGAAGGTAAACATGTTGTAAATTTTCTTAACTAGGAGATACAACATGAGTCGTACATATCATCACGGTGATCGTGCCAAACAACGCTTGTATGGGCATCGCCGGTGCGTAGATGATGGACGGGTTTACCCAAAACGAAAGAAGCACCATTGCCATTGGCGCTGGTGGATGGCTAACCCTAGCTGGTATAGGCACGAATTTCAAACCGTACCACAGAGGGCGCAGACTAGGAATTTGATTAGCAAGACAATGAAGCTTTACGATATGGAAGATTATCCAATCTTTCCACATCCTACGAAGCCAGAGAAATATTACTATTGAGGATTTATTTTCGCTTTCCCTGATGTCTATAAGGTTGCTAGGTTGATCGCTAGTCAATACGATGTGTGATGGGAAAGCTTTTTAATAGATGCGGGGGAGTGAAACGGATTGTTGAATTTCGAGTCAACATAATCATTACAGTCTCATAAGCTGTAGATAGTAGGTTCGACTCCTACACCCGCAACCATTTTGGTTCAAACATGAAAACATGGGCACTAACAGTAGTATCAATCCTGTATCTAATGACAGCATTTGACTACTACACACAAGGAAATAAAGGATTGGCGTTAGCATTTGTGGCGTATGCACTTGCTAACGTGGGTTTTATGATGACTAATTAACGATGCGGGTGTGATGTAATGGTAGCCTACGACCTTGCCAAGGTTGATGCGAGGGTTCGATTCCCTTCTCCCGCTCCAATAAAAGGTGATGAAATGAAGAGCATGAACATTGATGAAGTCAAGCGTTTCATTGACGCTCAACCCGAAGGTACTAAGGTTTACATTGGTGCCGATTCTCAACGCTACCGTGTTAAGGGTCAATGGTTTGCAGATTATACATTGGCCGTTGTAGTTCACATTGCTGGAAAGCATGGTTGTAAGGTTTTCGGTGAAGTTCAAACCGAACGTGACTACGATCAACGCAAGGATCGTCCTGCTATCCGCTTGATGAACGAAGTATACAAGGTTGGTGAACTTTTCAGCAAGCTACGTGATGTTCTAGCTGATCGTGAAATTGAAGTTCACTTGGACATTAACCCGGATAAGGCTCACGGTTCTAGCTGCGTTGTTGAACAAGCTATTGGTTACATTCGTGGAACCTGTAACGTTGTTCCTCTCGTCAAGCCTGAATCATGGGCAGCTTCACACGTTGCAGATCGTTTGAAGTCTATCGTCAACTGCTAATAATGCATTCATTAATTCAGTGTGACGAATGTGGCCGATTCGTTTCGGTGGAAGATTTAGAATCGGGGAAAGCAAAACGAATACTTTTGACCCCCGATTCTTATTTTTCTAATGAAGATTACCACACCTTATGCAAGATGTGTGTTATTTTTAAACATACTCATACTCCCTGTGGCTCAGTGGACTAGAGCATTAGCCTCCGAAGCTAAAGGACATGGGTTCGAATCCCATCAGGGGGTCCAACTACTAATTAAGGCATTTATGATACCTGATGGATTCTTACGAAACACAGATAATACTGGACGTTTCATAGTTTGTTCTAAACGAACAGGAAAAACATATTGTGTGGAACCCATTGGTGATCCACATACTACGTGGGGTGATTTGAACCCTGCAACTAAAAAATTGGAAGGTAAATACGGGAAGAAATACCGTGGTTCGATTGATGAGAAGGATAGTTTGATTACTCCTGAGAATGGGTTTGTCAACATCAAGACTCTCGAACCGGGTATGAGTCCAATGGCATATATAGAACACTTGGATTCACAGTATCCCGATAAATTACATGATGATCAAATTTCAGATTTTCAGTGACATTCACGAAGAAGCTTATAACGATATTGGTCATCTTCTCCGTGTAGGACGAATCAATCCTATCGCAAAGCATGCAATTGTTGCTGGTGATATTCATAGTCGATTTTTTGAAGAAGAATTAAACTACATCGCAGAGAAGTTTGAGACTGTTATTGCGATCTATGGAAACCACGAATGGTATCGTCGTGATATTTCGTGGAAACATAATCCGGCAAAACTAGCACCGAACGTTAAGGTATTGAATCCCGGTACTTGTGTTGTAGATGGTGTACGGATTGTTGGCGCAACTCTTTGGACTGACTTTGACAATAAAGATTGGTTTGTGGTACAATCGGCTAACAATGGAATTAATGATTTCCGTGGGTTTATTACTGTTGGGGACAAGAATTTCAAAGCGCATAATGCCTATGACATTCATGTGACCGAAAAGCAATTCATCAAGGATACGCTTGAAGCATGGGAGAATGATCCTGAGTGTGACAAGGTTATCGTTGTAACTCACTTCGTTCCATCGTTCAATTTGATTCATCCTCGCTGGCGGCAGCATGGTGGCTATCTCAATAGTTACTTCTCGGCTAATTGTGATGATCTTTTTGAAGTAAGCAAGAAAGTCAAGGCATGGGTATTTGGTCATACCCATGATGGATCGGAAACCATGATTGGTGATATTCAGTTCGTGAGCAACCCTTATGGGTATCCTCGTGAAATGACTGCTACTAAATACCAAGACAAGGTGATAGAGGTTTAATGCGGCTGTATCTCACCAGTTTCCTAAACTGGCGTTAATCGAGTAAGTGGAGTATGCGGGTTCGAATCCTGTCAGCCGCCCCAACTTAGGAGTTTGAGTATGTCTCGTCAAAGCAAGAATGCGAAGAACCTTCTTCGTGCCAAGCAGTTTTCTGCCACCCGCAAGAATGGTGGTCATGGTCCGGCGACTACCACGCCGAAGCACGGTAAGAAGAACGTGCGGTGGAAAACTGATGCAACAAAGGCAGCACGGGCTGCTGTATTGCAGAAGTCCTCAAAGGACAAGGCGCAGAAGTCTGTTCTTGAGCAAATTATTGAGAAGCGAGAACAGGACAATGCTTGATGAACAATGCCCTCGTATGCCGCCAGCCTTCTAAGCTGGAGAAAGCTAATTGGATAGAACATGGGGGTTCGAGTCCCTCCGAGGGTGCCAAATACAAAAGCCACTATGATAGTGGCTTTTGTCGTTACTCCTCTAGGAGCGAAAAATGACAATTAAAGCAAGTGAAGCGGTGTTTGTTTCTAGCACTTACATGAGACATGAGTATTATCTCTCAAGAGAGTTTATTGACAAACTAATTCTTGAAGCTGCATATCTTGGGCAACATCGTTATATTGAAATTTACCAACTTGATCAAACACATACGAAAGAGCAATGGTCTGCTATAGAGAAATCATTGATTGAAGATGGTTTCAAGGTTTCGTATAGTAAACATCCTGTGTCTCAAATGGATATGTGTGTTGTTAGTTGGGCCTAAATATAAGACAGATTATAAAAGGTCAGTATAATGGGACAAGCACAAACTGCCGCAATTATGGGTGCGTCAAGAAAACGAATTAACATCACTATATCAGCTAACACAACAGATTACAATTTGTTTACTGCTGCTGGTTCTCCGGGATTTGCGGTTGATGTTTATGTCACCATTAATTCCGGTGTTGTTATCTATGGAACAACTCCAGCAACTCCAGCATTCACTATTTCTGGATTCGCTGCTGGATCATATATCAAGATGACTAATGCTGGCACTATTGCTGGTGCTGGTGGTGCTGGTGGTGGTGGTGGATGGGGAACAGGAGGTCATAATTATGTTCAAAATGGTACTACTGGTGATGATGGTGGCCCAGCAATTTCTCTTGGTAATGATCTTTGGTTAGATAATTCCGCTGGAACTATTAATGGCGGTGGTGGCGG